CATAATAATAAAGTCGCCTTCTTTACAGTACGGCCCATTAGGAAACCGCTTTTTATCTGCATAAGCATCTGGCCCTAAAGACATTACAAAACCAACTATAGAGCCTAACTCTTCTAGCTGAATGGTTTGTTTTGCCTTTATTATGCCGCCTTCAGTTTTTTCATCTGGTTCAGGCAAAGCTATGAGAATCTTATAGCCTTGAGGTTTTGGCAGTTGGTGAGCTTTTTCTGGCTCAGTTTCATCAATACTTTTTACTGCTTCCATGTTACCTACTCTTGCACTGGAAAATGATGTCCAGAGTCATCCTGCACCGCCCTATGCGGAGAAACTATGCATCTTCAATTCTTGAATTTAGATCAAGAAGTTCTCTTTCTGCCACTGCCAAGCCTTTTATAATGCCTGTACAGTGCTGATATTCGTTAAAATCGTTACATCCACCGCCTGCAATGTGATCTGACATTTCATTCATTTGTTTTCTTATCTCATCGCGTAAAACTTGCAAAGCGTTTACTGTTAACTTGTCAACCATAGTTAGTCATTGTCAATCAAATCTTGCACTAAGTCTATACCTATTTTTACACCTTCTATGGCTTCTTTTGATTCAATCTCATCTTTCTTAACTGCATCTGAAGCAACTTGAGCGCCTATTTTTGCAGAAGCAATTCTTTCTTGGCTTTCAAGTTTGTCTCTATCTAAAGAGGCTTTTTCTTGCGCTTTTTGCAAATCGAGCTGAATTCTAGCCATATCTGCTTGAGCTTTAGCCATTACCTTGCCTTCTTCTATCTGAAGCTCTTTTTGCTGCATCTGAATAACAGGATCTTGCATTTGTTTGGCATTTTGCTCGGCTTGTGCCATTTGCTGGGCTTTTCCTGTCACTTGTTGCGCCGCTGGAGCCACCAAACGGGACAATCTAAGCTCAATGTCCTCTGGCAAAGGCTCATCAGGAGCAGGAAGCTCAACACCAAGCTCTTTTTCAATTCTTTGTCTGTATGCAAAGGCAACATGCTCTTGAATATGCGCTGCCATAGCCGCCTCAATCGCTTTTGCGTTAGGTGCTTTCTTCATAAGCTCTACAATTTGCGGATTTTCAACAGCAGACATGTGGGTTTGTATATGCGCCTCGTGATCTTGGTAAATAAACGCTTTTACAGGCTCTCCTGTAATAATATTCATGTTTTCCGACACCGGATCGGTTGGTTTCATGTCATTTTCTGTTGGAACAATCTGATCTGCGTCCTGTATGCCCAAAACTTCCAGCATTTGACGATGCAAAAGGGGCATATCGTACATTTGAGGTGCTTGAGCCGCCAATTGTAGTGCCGCTTGGTACTGCATAATGCGTTGTGCCATCGTTCCGGCGTTAGGATCACTAACAGGAATGATATCTATACGGTCATCAAAGTCTTCTGACACCAAAGGATCTTCAGAAAGCTCGTAAGGATACGTTTCCGGCCCATGATCTCGCACAATATTGGACAAAATCTTTAATTCTTTGCCTACAGAGGCGTGAACTCTTGCCTGAACTGCGCTCATCACCTTCATTTCACGCTCTAAAACAGCCAAAGTAGTACCAACAGGGGCTTCGCCATTAATATCAGAGGCTTTTACGTCTGCTGCCGATGCAAATCTTCGCCCTTCATTGACAATATCTGCCAAAAGTTGATACAGGACGTTAGATGGCTCCTTGTAAGGCAAGAAAGTAATGCTGTCTCGTATGGCTCCACCGGGAACATCCACATCACGGAACTCACCCGGCATGATCGGAGTGTCATCACCCTTGATTCTAAGCCCTCTAGCCTTCAAGCCACCCGGAAGATTAGCCAGAGTTCCCGCATCAACCAACTGTCTAAGCAATGAAGTGGCTGATTTGGACAATCCGCCAATCATGTGTACTAAACCAAAGCCGTAAAACCCGAATCCGGGTAGGTATTGGTAGTGTACAAAGTGCTGGCGAGGCATTCTTTTCGGGTCATCTTCATGCCAGTTACGCCTGATGGACAAAATTTGCCTTGATGACTTGTCAATAGTAATGACATAGGGCAATGCAATACCTGTATTTTCACCCCTTTCCTTGTCTTCAAAGTTAACAAGGTCAACATCAACATGCATTTCAAGCAATGTGTGACGATTATCAAATTCGTAGTTGTCTGAGTCGCCTGTCAGACGATTATATTTTTCCTGTATGTCACTAATATCAGGAGTGGGGGCTGTAAGATCCACATCAGAGTAAAAACCTGCCACCTGTAGCTTTCTAATTTCATTGGCTGTTTTCTTCATAACGTGCGTGGCACGTTCACATGTAGTCAGATCTGCGGCTCCATAACTAACTACAAAGTCTTCTGCCGGAACAAACATGGCACAAGGTCTTCCCATGTTAGGATCGTAGTAAACCTTTCTAAACGCCGAACCCGCTATCGGAAGAGAAAAAAGCAACTTTTCTGTTTCGGTTCGGTATTCGGTCATTCTTTCTGTTATTAAGTAGTTAAGATAATTTTCTACCCGAACAGATTGTCTGGACTTTTCATCCGTTAGCTTTCCCACAATGCGGGTCTTTACTGGCCCTGCGGCAGGATATATCTCCTGTATTGTCTGAGCTTGAAAACGAACTACTGCTTCTGACAGCATGGGATGAAAGACACCACAAGCGCCATCCCAAGGTATTGTTCTGTCTTCAAACTTTAACCCAAGAAGGTCAAGACCCTTCATATATGAATCTTCCCAGTCCTTTCGGCTTTCCTTATCGGACATATATGCCGCAACCAGCTCGGACGAAAGATCCATTAAGTCTTGATCGTCTATAAACTCGGCAAGGTTGGAATTATGATTCATTCCTCCTGTCAGGGGATTGTCTGGGTCAAAGTCTATTAACACCCCGCCATCTTCTGTCTCTATTGAAACAGCCTCTGGATTAACAACTTCTATTTCAAGCCTCTCTTCCTCAAGAAGATCAGGCATAAAAGGAGTCTGAGCTTTATCTATAGCCATTATTTTTTCCTTTTGCCCGAAGACTTCTTTTCTTTCTCAAAAGCCGCTTCTAAAGAAATGCTTCTTTTGCGTTGTTTTTTTGGCGAAACGTACACAACAGCGTTTTCACGCAAAATTATTTCTTTTGCTTTTTTAAGCACTGCCGCTCCGCGCTCCATTAAGGCTTTGATTCTTTTGTTCCTATCCGTTTTTTCGGAACTTTTGGGGTCTTGCAGCACCTGATCCTCTCGCTATTGTTCCGCCTTTTGTACCCATTTTTGATTTTGTAGCACCGCCTTTAGCCATGCCCTTGGACTTTTTCTTTATGTCCTTGTTCATTGCATTTACCGCGCCACCAGCACTCATTCCCTTGGGTGTCATTCTTACTTTTCCGCCACCCATCATTTTGCCCTTGCCATCCATAGCAAAGGTTGGAACCATCTGGCCTGTCTTGGGATCTTTAGACATGGGCATTTTGCCACCTGCCTTCATCCCCTTGGCCTTCATCATGCCGCCTTTCTTCATGCCTTTGGCCTTAATTCTGCCTCCAGCTTTATAACCTTTAGATTTCTTCTTCATCATCAACCTCGGAATATAAGTTATCAAATACCCTGTTTACATCCAGCGTGTAATCCAGATCAGACTTGCTGTAATGAATGTGCTGGGATGGTCTAAAGTCAGGTGCGCCATCTCCAACCTCAAACCAAGCTGGATGAGTCACCCTGACACGATTATTCGGTAACGCAATAATGTTCCCTGTCCATTTTCCTGCATCAAGCAGTTCCAGCACATGGGATTGTTTGTGTTGTGCAGGATCATCACCAATCTCTGAATCGGTATAATCCACGGTAAAATAATACTTGGCGGGATAAAACTCGCCATCAATCTTTGCCAGCCAAGGACACGGTGTGCATCTGTCGAGAACATATACTGCATGTGTCCTCGATGAACAGTCCCAAGGTTGTGCCGCCCATACAGGCATTGGTTCGGGCCACTCCTCAAAAGGGGTGTCGCCTACCAAAGCAGTTATAGGCATTCTTGCCCACATCGCCCCGCCATGAACATTAGGTTCATCGTTGTCGTAAGTCTCGGCTCCGGTAAAGATTACCTGAAAACTCAGACACCGACAGGGTATGGTAGTAACGGCTATTGCCATCGCATGGAGAAACTCCCCATGATACTCATTGTGATTGTGGGTATATTCCCTACGCACCCAGCATTTAAAATGCGGTATGTTACTTTGCAAAAAAGGCATAAGCCTCCTTAGTTAATGATTTGCGTTACTATTGGTGACCCAATAAGAATAACGTATATTCCTATAATCATTGCTTCAATACGGGTAAATCGCTTTTCCCCTGCCTGAAGCCTTTCCTG